TGTTATTCCACCTGTATTAGATAAACCTCTTAAATAATCTCCCGCGCTTTGAGTTCCAGCACTAGCTAATTTATCTCCTCCCATATATTGAGAATAACTTTTTCCCGTGTCTCCAATAGCTCTTCCACCCGTACTTCCTGGAGCAGACAACGCACCAATACCAGAAGCCATAGCTAATGATAATGCACTAAAGTCTCCATCACTTCCTTCTTGAGCTAATTGAGATCCAAGGTTTAAACCACCAGATATTAATCCTCTAGATAACATACTATTACCAAATGCACCCATAATACCTGGAGCCATAAACGGTGCGGCTGCAGCTAAAAACGGTAATGCAGGTTTAATTTCATTCGGTACTATCTTATCTAGCACTCTTGAAATAGGTCTAGTTATCTTTTTTAAAAATCCCATATTTTCTCTTTATATTATATAATGACTGCAAGTTCGCAAAGCTTGTATTTGGGCGAGTATATTACAATTTACAAGGTTTTTAAACATTCGTCAACGTCCTTAAAACATATTAGTTTGACCACCTAGTGGTATGCTTTGTACCTTAATATGAACACTTCTAGATATGTCTTCTTGTTTAGTGTCTGTATTAGGGTCATCTACGTCTTGTTTTGCTTCTTCGTCTGATCCATACTCTTGGCCCGTTTTCATGTGCTTCACAGTAACTTCAACTCTAGGTTTATATACTGTTACTTCAACACCGTCGATGGTCTGTTTTTCAAACGATTCTTCTTGTTCTACAAACATTATCTGTCCTCCCTGTTAATTTCTAGTATTGATGCTACAACATGCAGACGATTAGCATCTGCAGCAGTAGCTGTTAATATTTCACTTTCTTGTAATATTAATGGTTCGCTTAACAACTGTTCTGTTGCATGACCTGCTATAGTTTTTACATCAAATAACACAAAAACATTACTAGCGGCATCTGTCAATGTAAGAGTAATTGTACTACCATTATTACTATCGTCACAAACTAAAATTGATTTTACAATCGCTCTTGAATTTGATGGTGTAGAATACAAAACCGTTGCACTAGTGGTTGTTAAATCTAATTTAGAATTTTTATATATATTTGCCATTAACCTAATCCTAACCAGGTAAATCTTTCCTGGTCCTCTTTTTGTTGTGTTAAATATGTTGAGTTTAATTGTTCAATAATATTAGTTAATGCTTTGTTAATTTGTCTTTGGTTATCTTCACTATATTCTTTTTTAGGTTCTGGTAATCTTACTACTACTTTTGTCATTATCCTCTTCTTCCATCTGGTTGTAAGTCTACTTGAAACGTACCAAATCTCCACGATTCGCCAGCCGCTGTGTTTTCTATTTTAATACTTGCATAACGTCCTCTGGCTCTAGTATCGACTTTTGTTGTGCTTGATGTAATAGTAAAAGGACTTAATGCACTTGTAACAGAATTGTCTGCAGGAAAATCTTTTACTGATATAGTCACTTGGTTATTGCCTACTAAAGTTTTAAAGTTTGGTAAAAATCTTCTCATGGCTAGAAATACTTCACTTTGATCTTTTTGTAAAGAAAAGCTAAAAGACTCTATAAAAGATGTTAAAGTAGTGGTGCTTCCGTCTGGATTAATTTGATCATTTCCTGTTTCGTGTTCAAACAATACCGTTTGACCTAAACCACTTTGACCTAGAACTTCTGGAAAACTACCATTGTTTGAACTATTATATGCTGTAGCATAAGGTTTTGGATATACTAATGAATCAATCCAAGTAGTTCTAATAGAATTTGTATTAACACCTGTGTACCAATTACCCATAGGTAATTGCGCATTGTTTTGACCGTAATTATAAACTACATATCTATTGTTAAAATCAGATCCTTGTGTTGGATACCACCAAACAACTTCTGTAAATAGATTATTAATACCTGCTGCAACTTGTTGTCCTTTTGTTGTATCGCAGTCATCATAAACATAGTCTTCAACCGAACAAGGTAATGTATTAACGGTACCATCAAAAGAGAAGAAACCATTATTGCCCATCCAATATGCAACACCATCAATTTCAATTGCTGCATTCTTGCCAATCAATCCACAGTTAGTACCAACTTGTTCAAAACCAAATGTAAAAGGTGCACCAACAAATTTCATTGTATATAGTGCATTATCTGTCCACACTAGAATATTTTCTTTTGCAACTAGACCTCCCATAATTTTTGTGCCATCTTGTAATCTTTGTGTACCCGCAGTATTGGTTGCTTCTGGTGTGTATTCATTTATTTTTTCGTTTGTAGAAAATCTTATAAACATATCATCTTGTGTAGTTGGATCTCCAATAGTTGTTTCTGTTCCAAGATGAATTAAGTGACGTGTAGTTGGAGAAATTAAAGTTGTTCTTGTTGCTGTTGGATTGTTTGTAGTTTCAAAACTAGAAGTTGACGTCGATGCTCTTGTAGTTAATCTTGCTGCAATATCAGAGTTCCATGTAAAAGTTTTACCATTACCGATAGTTGCAACTAATACATCACCAAAATTACTTAATGACCAAAGACCAGGTTCAAGAATTATCGTTCCAGCATCCACTGCACTTCCATATCCGGAAAATTTTGTAGCATCGGTAACTGGATCACTACTTGAATGGGCTTGACCATTTGAAGTTCCAAAAGTTGCAGTACCAAAAGCTCCTCTAGTAATACCTGTTAAAGTGTTTGTACCTTTTCCAGTATATGTAATTAATTCATTACCAACTGCTATAGTTCCTGTTGTTGGAAAACCTGTATTTGATGTAACATTAATAACGGTCCCCGATCCACCAGTACCATTTGTGTCTGCTAACAACGCTCCGTTTAAAGTAGTTTGTTGAGCACCTTGAACGGTACCACCATATTGACCAATACCAAAACCGTAACCATAAGATTGTGCGGCAGGACCAACAGGTTCATAAGGAATTACACTACACGCACCACCACCTGCAGCTCCAGTTGTAGTTTGAGATCCTGTTATAATTGCAATCAAAGATGATGTAACTCTCGTTACTTGAAATAGTTTATCTTCAAAAGCAGCATCTGTTAAACCAATACCAGCAGGCACAGTTACGTTATCTAATAAAATAATATCACCTGATTGTAAATTATGATTAGATGAAAATGTTAGAGATACTTCTTGTGTTGCATCTGAAGCAGACATAACAACACTTGAGATTGTAGATTTTATGGGTGTAATGTCATGAAGTTGTCCTTCAAAATATATAAGTAAAAATTTATCTGTTCCTATTGCAACATATCTGTTTCCTTCTTTATCAACAAAAGCATGTTGTTTTCTAGCAACACCTACAATAGTGTCTGTTAAAAGAGATTGCCAACCACCTACTTTTTCTGGTAAGCCATATCTGAATCTTACGTTATCTGAATCTACCCAACGACCTTCTGCTCCAACAGCAGTATCTTGTTTGTCAATTCCAGGAGCAAACTTAATTTTCGTAAGCATCTGTTACTCCTATGTAGTTTGGTTGTATACGTATTGCCAACCTTTGGTTGCGTTAGTGTAGTAAAGTTTAATCGATTGATTATTAGTGCTTAAAGTTAAATTAGAAGCAGCGCCTCTAATAGGTTGACTGTTTCTATTTACTGTAACATTATTAGAACCAAATCCCCCAGCAGCTGAAGCATCCATAATAGTAACCACATCGCCAGCGCTAGGTGAAGCTGGTAGTGTAATTGTAACAGCATTATTTTGGGTATCTATTAATAATACATCACCACTTACAGCAGTATAAGCTGTAATAGAAGATGAGTTAATTGCTAAATGTCCTTCTTGTCTTAAAGCTAACGCTGTATTTGTACCATCTGATCTTACTATTAATGTTGATCCTACGGGTACTGGAACTGGACTCGATGATCCAGCTGTTTTAATATTTAATGTGTATTTATTTGCTGTAGTTCTATCTGTTGCATCTTCTATAATATAGATTCTAGTTGCTGCACCACCTGTTGTTGATGCAGGTATAATTAAACTAATGTTAGCAGTCATTGTGCCAGTTAATTTTAAATAAAGATTCTTACCATTTGCTGTCGCCGATCCGTCAGCCAAACTTAATGTAACATCAGAACCTGATGTCATTGCTACTTCTACATAACCCGATGCTGCAGCTTGTAATATTTGTAAATTAGTATTAGTAATTGCACCCCATAGACCAGCTTTTTCACCGGTTGCTACTAGTTCTAATGATAAATCTGTTGAAAAAGTTGATGCCATATTAATAAGGTTTTATTGGTGTCCAAACCATTGTTGCTCCTGGTATAATTTCATTCCAAGTTATAACTCCTGCATTTCCTGTTGCTAGCGTTAATGGAACTTTAAGGTTCGTTACATTAGCTGTACCTGTTATTGTAACAGTTCCAGTCTTAATAGTCAACGCGTTTCCAACAGATGCTATATTAGCGTTACCTGAAACAGTAACATTTCCATTGCCTAAAACTAAAGGAACTTTTAATCCTGTAATATTAGAAGTTGTAGATAAGGTTACAGTTCCTATACCTAATGTTAGTTTAGTTGGACTTGGATTAGCTACAGAAGAAGTTCCTGAAACAGTAAAAGGTCCTATGGTTGCTGTTAACCTATTTTTTTGTGCTACTACTGTAACATTGGAAGCCGATGATATC